GTAAATAAGCTGTGCGACATGCGAATGGACTTCTGGAAAAGCCTGCCAACCTTTGATACATTCGGCAAAGGCTGGACGAATCGTGGCAACCACGTCCGAGAAGAAGCATTGAAAATGGTGGGCTAATTATGAAGCTTTGCTGCAAATGCAAAACAGAGAAGCAAGACGCAGAATTTTATGCCAACAAGCGCATGAAAGACGGTCTGAACTCGTTTTGCAAAGATTGTCACAAAGCTCATGGTCGAGTCGCTAAGCGCCTGAAGAGGCAAGATCCGGCGTTTCGCGCAATAGAGGCCGCAAAGAAAAAAGAATATCGATCCGAGAACCGCGATGCGCATAAGGAATACATGAAGCAGTGGCATGCGACAAACGCTAATGTTCAAAAAAAATACCGGGCAAAATACCGAAAAGAAAATGCGCAGTATTTTACAAACTATTATGCTGCCAATAAATCAAAAATTTTTGCAAACACCCGTAAGCGTCAAGCTGCATTGATGCAAAGAACGCCAAAGTGGTTAGACTGTGTTGACTATTTTGAAATGGAATGCGTGTATGTCTATTGCGGCGCTCTTCGATCAACTGGACTGAAGTACGAAGTTGACCATATAGTTCCGCTTCAAGGCAGGGTTGCCTCTGGGCTGCACGTTCCGTCAAATCTTCAGGTAATCAGTGAATTCGCCAACAGGTCGAAAGCAAACCGTATGGAGATTATCTAAAATGCCTTTACAGAAATTGCAGTTCAGGCCGGGAATTAACAGGGAAGGAACTGACTACAGCAACGAGGGAGGGTACTATGACGGTGACAAGATCCGTTTCCGTTCTGGGTTTCCGGAAAAGATTGGCGGCTGGACTCGATTGTCCAACAACCAGTATGTCGGTACCGCAAGATCCATGTGGAACTGGATTGACCTAGATGGTACCAACTACCTAGGCATCGGCACCAACCAGAAGTACTATATTGAGCGCGGCGGCGACTATAACGACGTTACCCCAATTTATCATACCTCTACCGCGCTAGAAGCTCCCGGAGGTCCGTTTACGGCAACCAACGGATCCAGCATTATCACCGTTGTAGACACAACCTATACGCCAGAAATCGGTGACTGGGTCACATTCTCTGGTGCCGTAAGCCTAGGCGGCAATATTACCGCTGCCGTCCTGAACGCAGAGTTCAAGATTGTTTCTGTAGATGTTGGCACGACCTCGTACACCATTGATACCGGCGTACTGGCCAGCGCATCTGACACCCTGCATGGTGGCGCTGTGGTCAAGGCCGAATACCAGTTGCCTATCGGTCTGGATATTTATGTGGTCGGCACAGGCTGGGGCGCAGGCCCATGGGGTCGTGGCGGCTGGGGTTCTGGCTACACATCCGGCATTGGCCAACAGCTTCGCCTGTGGTCTAACGACAACTACGGTCAGGATCTGGCCATTGCTCCACGTGGCGGCTCTATTTACTACTGGGAAGACCTGACTGGCGTTAACATCCGCGCCCACAACTTGGGTGAGTTATCCACAAGCAAGGGTTACGACGGTCAGTTTGTGCCGCACACCACGAACGCTGTATCTGCCTCGTCCATTCAGCGGTTCCTGATTGCCATGGGTGCCAACCCATACGACCCTACCGATGCCAACACGGACTTCGACCCGATGCTGGTGCGCTGGTCTGATCAAGAGAATCCGTTCAACTGGGTACCAGAAGTCACTAATCAGTCCGGTGAGTTCCGTCTATCCAATGGCTCGTTCATCGTTTCTTACAAGAATACCCGTCAGGAAATCCTAGTCTGGACTGACTCGTGCTTATACTCCATGCAGTATGTCGGACCTCCGTATGTCTGGAAGTTTGAAATTCTGATGGACAACATCTCAGTGATGTCGCCGAACTCCATGGTAACGATCAACAACGTGACTTACTGGATGGGTGTGGATAAGTTCTACATGTACTCCGGCCGCGTTGAAACATTGCCATGTTCGCTGCGCCAGTACATCTTTGCCGACATCAACAAGGATCAGTCGTATCAGGTCTTTGCCGGTTCTAATGAAGGTTACAACGAAGTCTGGTGGTTCTATTGTTCGCAGGGTTCTAACACTGTGGACAAGTATGTTATCTACAATTACCTAGACCGTGTGTGGTACTACGGAACCATGGCTCGCACGGCATGGCTTGACTCAGGCATTCGCGCTTACCCGATGGCGGCCAACTATGAAAACCGGATTCTCTATCACGAATCTGCTGTGGATGATGTCTCTGGGCTTTCTCCTGTACCTATCTCTGCTTATGTCCAGTCGTCTGACTTTGATATTGGCGACGGTCATAACTTTGGTTTCGTGTGGCGCATCCTTCCTGATGTCAACTTCAACGGCTCAAACGTCAACAACCCATACGTCACGATGACCATCCGCCCACGCCAGAATTCAGGGACGCCGTACGGAACGGCCGACAATCCAAGGGTAACAAGCGCTGACAATTTCACAAACGAAAGCGTTTATACAATTCAAGAGTTTGATGGCCAAGTCTATACTCGGCTGAGAGGTCGTCAGCTTGCGTTGCGCATTGAGTCAAATAGCCTAGGTGTTTCGTGGCAGCTTGGTACGCCACGAATTGATATCCGCAATGATGGCAGGAGATAAACTTGCAATCTTTTTTCATGTCTGTTACATTAGAAGCTCTTAAACTGAAAGAGCTTATGATGAAACTCGTCGATAGAACCGGGCAACGCTTTGGGAAACTTCTTGTCGTTGAGCAGGCTGGACGAAACAATTTGAAAAAAGTTTTGTGGAAATGTAAGTGTGACTGCGGCAATGAAACTGTCGTTGTCGCTGGGTCTTTGGTTACGGGCAACACTACATCGTGTGGGTGCGACTCTGGAAACTTGAAACACGGTGGCACCGGGAAAGGATCGTATAACACATGGCGAGCAATGATGCGCCGCTGTTATAACGTCAATGACAAAGATTACAAACGATATGGTGCAGTTGGGGTTCGTGTAGATCCCGCTTGGCATAGCTATGAAAATTTTGTTGCTGATATGGGCGAGCCAAATGGTGATGAAACGCTTGATCGCATAAATGCGTACGGATCTTATGAGCTATCAAATTGTCGATGGGCTGGGGTTAAAACGCAAAACAGAAATGTCCGCGTAAGGGCCAATAGTAAAACAGGCATAATTGGCGTATCAAAGACTGGATCTGGAAAGTACATGGCAAAGATAACGGTTAATAAGAAGTCTGTGTACTCAAGTGTTTTTTCTACAGTTGAAGAAGCCGCCGCCGCCCGTAAAGAGCTTGAGCGCCTGCATTGGGGCATCGCATAATGTCTCGTACGCTCAGATCCACGACTGCACCGAACCTTCCTATCGGTCCGGTCGATTACGACCAGCGATATCAGGATCAGGTTCTTAACGTCCTTCGCTTGTACTTCCGGCAGATCGACAACTTCTCCGGCGTGCTTATGGAGAACAGCGGTGGTCGGTTTATCAACTTCCCGAACGGTTCTTTCTACGACACAACGAATCAGTACGATGGATCAACAGCGATCCCGTACGCCGTTCGATTTAATTCAACATCGCTTTCTAACGGTGTAAGCATAACGTCACGGTCGTTTGTCGGTACAGGATCTATAGGACCGGCCAGCACAACAATGACGATTACGGCTGTTTCTTCTGGTCGTTTATATCCGTCAATGCTTCTGTCTGGAACTGGCGTTACATCCGGTACATACGTATATCTACAGCTGTCATCTACAGCTACGCCGATTGCTGGTACGCAGACCTATGTGTCTGGCGGTGCCATAGGTGCATTCAGCTTTGTCGTGTCTGGCGGCGGCGGAAACATAGAGGCTCGACAGTTTGTATCTGGCACAGGGATTCCGGCAAACGCCCGTGTTGTAAGCGCCGTCTATAATTCAATTAGCGGCAACACAACGGTTACAATTGACGCTGCGTTCACTATTCAGGCCGCAGGCAACTATGTGTTCAGACCATGGGGCTACCAAGGAACCTACTCCGTATCCCCATCTCAGACGGTGGCCAGCACCAGCATCCTTGGCAACCTGCCGTCGCTGATTACATTTGCCTACTCTGGCGTGTACAACATTCAGTTCAGCCTTCAGTTCTCCAACACAGACAACAACATCATTCACGAAGTAGATGTTTGGTACCGCCAGAATGACGTTGACATACCTGATTCCAATAGCCGGTTCTCGGTTCCCGGCCGCCACTCTGGTCTTAACGGCCAGCTAATTGCTGCTCTTAACCTGTTCGTAGAGGCTCAAGCTGGCGATGTCGTAGAGATCATGTGGCACACCGACAACTCTAATGTTTACATTGAAACAATTCCAGCTGGAACTGCGCCACTTCGTCCACAAACCCCAAGCGCTATTGCAACTGTCCAGTTTGTTTCGGAAATAACGCAATGATAGACTTCAACAAAATTTCCCATGGAGGCCGTAATGGCTGGTGATAGCAACTTCATGAGCCAAGTATTTGGCGGCGGCCAACAGGCTCCGACTTATGTGACTGTAGATCAGCTTGGTAAATACCTAGATGACTGGTACGCCAAGAAACAGGGGCTTCAGGCATCGCCTTCCTCTCCAAACCAAAATGTCTATAATCCGTCTTATTCTACGGCTCCGACATCTGCGGCACCGCAACAAACAGATGCTACCCAGCAAGCCCCTCAGCAGACCGCTGCCCCACAGCAGACGGCCGCTCCTCAATATGGCTATGGCTGGAACCCTAGGGGCTACATGCAATCCCCGTTTATGGGCTATGGCGGCATGGGTGGATACGGTGGTTACGGCAATTTCTATTCCCCGTTTGGCGGCGGTATGTCATACGGTCAGATGTACAACCCTTTCTCTATGTACTAAAAGTACTGCGTGATAAACTTTTACTAGGATTTTCAAGGAGGCTGACATGGCCGGTGGTGGAGTTGGAGAAGCAATGGCAATCGGCGCCCTCATGGGTGCTGGTACTGGCGGAATCATGTCCGCCGCACAAGATAAAGATCCGCTGCAAGGTGCTCTATTAGGCGCTGTAAGCGGTGCCGCAATGGGCGGCGCTGGTGCTGCATTGGGTGGCGCAGCAACGCCTGCCGCAAATGTCACAGAGCAAGCCTTAACGCATACAGCAGAACAACAGGCTGGCCAACAACTTGCCAATCAAGCGGTTCAGCAAGGAGCCACAAATACTGCCGCAAACGTTGCTGGGCAAGAAATTGCAACGGTCGTTCCTAGTGCGACTGGTGATATCGTAAGCGGCGTCCCAACAACAGCTAACGCATTGGGATCGTCTGGAGCGCCAGCATCTCAAGGTGGTGCTGCTCAATGGATGCAAGCAGGGAAGGGTACTGGATTTGCTCCCGGTTTAACAAACGCACAGGCTTATGGTGCTGGGGCAGCGGGCGGCATTAGCGGATTGTACTCTGCCAATCAACTTCCTCCAACTCAAGAGTGGCCAACTGGCAACGAAGACGAATACTCCGGGTCGCTGAGTTACTTCAAGTACGATCCAAGAAACTACCGTGCCGACCAGCCTACACCCAACGTGTATACGGCTCGCTACGCACAAGGCGGCATTGCATCGCTTGGCTCCACAAACCCGATGAACAATCCGGTTTACCCACAGAGCCAGCAGACGCAGACGGCGTTCTCTACTTCCCCGCAATATCCAAACAGCATGCGCAGTGCAATCGCTTCCGATTACGATGCGCGCACAGACCCGACAATGGGCACTGAAATGCCAATGGGCTACGCTGGAGGCGGCGGCATCGCTTCCCTTGGCGGTTACTCTGACGGCGGTCGCCTGACTCGTGGTCCCGGTGATGGTGTGAGCGATTCCATCCCCGCTTCCATTGGTGGCCGCCAACCTGCACGTCTGGCCGATGGTGAGTTTGTCGTGCCAGCCCGCATTGTCTCGGAACTTGGCAACGGTTCTACTGATGCTGGCGCCCGTCGCCTGTACGACATGATGGATCGCGTACAGTCCAGCCGTTCAAAGACAATGGGTAAAGGCAAAGTAGCCAAGAACACCAAAGCTTATCAAGCACTGCCTGCATAAATATGCTTCAAGCTCGATACGTTCCTCTGCAATATGTGGCTCAAACTTGGCCACAAGTGGAGGAGC